GGTTTCGTCCGGCCAGCCCCCGGCCAGCGCGTTCACGAGCTGGTCGAGGGCTATGAACACGGACTTGGCGTAGCCCATGCCGCCGGGCATCACACGCCCTCGAAGCTGATGGTCACGGCGTCCAGAGCCTCGAACGTCGTGGCCTGCTCAATGGCCGTGCGCAGCTCCCACTTGCGGGCGTAGAGCGCCTGCCCGTGGCTGATGATTTCAAGGCGCATGGCCTTGAGCTGCTCCAGCGTCACCGGATGGAAGGAGTTGTCCGCAGCGCAGAAGGTGACGTTTTCCGTGCCGCTCGCCTCCATGCTGGTGATAAGCCCCTCAATGTCCCGGTTGGCGCGTTCCGTGGCGTCAATGACAAAGCCTGCCGATGTGGACACGGTGCCGCAGGCTTCTGCGGCTAGCCACGCTTCGCGCAGGGTTTCCAGCATTTTTTCCTTGCCGATGGCCAGCAGGGGGGAGCCGTCCTCCACGGCCCAGCCGTCGCCGTCACTGTTGCGCGTGGCCGTCTGCCCTACGGACAGGATGCTCCCGAATTCTTTGTCCAGCGTGGCGAAATCAGCGTCTCCACGCTTCACGGCATGGGCATAGCCGCGATCCTCGACGTAGGTATCTTCATCCTGCCGATAGGTTGTGCGGAAGGAATAGCTCATGTGTTACCTCCAATTTTTGCAAAAATTTTCGACCGGCTTGCGCCGGTATGGGGAAGGGGCTGTTGCCCCCTCCCCGTGTTGTCGCCTGATGTATGGTCAATCCAGGGCTTCAGGTTTTCAGGTTTCAGGATTTCAGGAAACGAAAGCGGAGCGAAACCCGATACCCCAATTGCTATAGGTTCGAATATTATTCAAATTGAGCGCAAACGGGCCGCACCCGGCACCATGATTCCAACTGCCGCCGCGAAGCGCCAAGCGTTCTCCGTTATTCCTTATCCAATAACTGCCCTGAACGCCCGTCGTGCCCACAGGGGCGATGCCGAGGACCTTCAGCAGGGCCGGAATGGTCACGCCTGAAGCGGCGGCAAGGCTGGCAAATGTATTGCTCATCTGCCCGCTGCCTGTGGCGATATAGCCGACTGACGTGCTTATGGTGGATTTTCCGAGATTTTTGTTGCTGCCATCCCCTGCCGAGGGCGCTGTGAACTTGAGCGTGTTGGCCGTGCCGGGATTGACCAGCGTTCCCGCCTGCAGAATGGCCTTCCACGCCGCGCTGCTGGCGCTCATGTCCACGCTGGCCAGCATGGCGTCGTTGTCGGGGATGATCTGGATCTCGCCCTCCTTGAGCCGCAGGCCCGGCGTCCATTCCCAAACATTGCCCACAAGGTCAGAGATGCCCCAGGGCGTGCCGTCGTCATTCCAGTCCACCGGGCCGGAGCCGGTCAGCGTGGCAGCGCCCGCGCCATTGGTGTCCATGCCGGTGTCGCCGGGCGCGTAGTCGGCGCTCTGCAGCGTGCCCGTCTGGTGCGTCTTGGTATGATGGCGGCCCCAGTTGGTATTGCCGTAATAGGTATGGTCGCCAAACTGCTTCCACAGCCACAGGGCGCGGGCAGACCACATGGCATTGGTGCAGACGCCGAAGCCTGCACCAAGCGCACGGCAGGCGGCCACGGCTGCATCGTGATCTATGCGGCACCACGGCGCGGCATGGGCGATGGTTTTGACCCGGTCGTCGCTGCCCTTGCTGGCCAGGTATTTGCCGATGAAGATTTCCGGCTTGACGCTGCCGTTGACGATGAAGGCCGGGTGCGTACCCGTGCCCAGAGAGGCGTCGATGTCCTGCAGGTTGAATCGCGGCACCACGACCATGACATGCGGGTCGCCGTTGCTGTCGCGGATTACCGTGTTCTGCCCGCCGGAGGCGCGCTCCGTCTCCATACGCAGCTGGTCACGCACAAAGCCCACGGGCGCTGCCTGCATGGAGCCGTCAGCCGTGTTGGTGGGCGCAGGCAGAATGGGCGGGGCGCTGAACGTCTTGGTGCCGCCGATGGTCTGGTTGCCGCTGGTCAGCACAGCGCCCGTCCAGGCAGTCCAGGTGCTCCCGTTGTTGGTGGAAACGCGCCAGCTGTAGCTGGCGGCGCTCATGTCCCCGGCAATCTGGTACAGGCTGTTGCCGCTCTTCTTCACGCTCACCAGCACCGTGCCTGCCACGGGATAGTGCAGCGCCGTGGTGCAGTTGGTGCAGTAGTACAGCCCCTGCTCGGTCAGGGTGTTGGCATCCGTGGCGCTTTTGGTCTGGGTTTCCAGCGAGGCGGCTATCGCCTCCACGCGCGCCACGCCCGTCACCACGGTCTGCTGCGCCGTCTGCAATTCAGAAATCGCCGTGTTGATCGCGGCAAGCAATTCGTCGGATGTTGCCATCGTATATCTCCTGTAGCTTTGCTGTCGCCATCCGTAGCTTTCTGCGTCGCAACGGCTGGCGCTACGCGGAAGCATCCGCGTTATTCTGCCGCCTGCGCGGCGCTCTCCAATGCGGTTATCCTGTCCGTGGCGCGGATGAGTTCGGCCTGATAGTTGGCCAGATTGGTTTCATACGCGCTGTGCGTGTGATTGGTTTTGCTCAACGTGTCCCACAAGTCTTCCAGCGACTGGTTGCCGACCATCACCGCCCGGTACGTGGTCATGGGGACCAGTATGACGCGGTCTCCCGCATGCGCCAATGTGACGCCATCAACAACAATGTCGTGCGACACGATCTGCGAGAATACGTTGGCAAGTAATTTTGTCTCTCCAGACATACTGTCCCCCGTCTGTGTGCGCCGGGACCGGCACCGGTCCCGACGCACGGTCATTTGCAGAGTGTGTTACTACGCACCGGCCTGCTGGGCGTCGGGATCGTAGGCTTCCACAACGATCTGCAGCTTGTCGCTGTAGTCGGTTGCGGCAGCCACGGAGGCGCCGGAGGCAATGCCGGTGAACTTGCCGAGTTCGACGTTGTTGAACTTCAGGTTGCCGGAGGTCGCGTCGGCGGACAGACCGGCCAACACCGTGGCGTTGGAGTGGGTGTGGCTGTCGGTGACGGCCTGGTCGATCTGGGAGACCGTGCTGCTGGGCTTGTTCTGGATGTCAGCCCAGTTGATCACGAGGTCCATGGACTCGGCTTCGGCAACCTTCGTCCAGGTGATGGTCGAGCCGGAGACGTTGGCCAGGTAGCAGGCAGCGCCGCTGGAAACGGTGCTGTCGTCGCTGGCGTCCGTGACCCACACCAGAGAACCGGTGATGATGCCGTCGCTGGCTGTGGTCAGGGCATCGCGGGCGGTGATGTCAGCGACCACCTGCACCGGAGCCTTGCCGGCAAGAGCGGATTCCAGGTTGCCGATGGCGGTGTTGGTGCCCGAGATGAACTGCGCCAAGTTCTGTTTCGTTGTCTTGTCGTAGACATCCTCGGAATAGAACTGGACCAGGGAACCGTTCCTGTACAGCTTGCCGAGATTCAATGTGGACATGATGCCACTCCTATGGGTTAGAAGGTGAACGGGTTAGGCGTGTTCCGCCTCTTCCACTTGCAAAACGAGCGCGGCCCCCGTGGGGGCAACGGCGTTGTTGCCGACAATGCTGACGGGGGCCACGGTGGCCCCGCCTGTTGCCATGTAACCGGCAGGGGACATCTGGCCGTCACCGCTGCTGGCCACAGGTTGCCTGGGGCCGAGGCTGGCCAGCTCATGCCGCGTGACCCTGTCGGTCAGCCGGATGAATTCGCGGGCGCGCACGGCCTCGCGTCTGGTGACTGCGGCCTCAAAGGCGCGCAGCTGTTCCGCCGTGGCGTAGCCCTCGTCCAGAATGTTGATGGTGATTTCCGCGTCCGTGCATTGCACGACGGGCACGGTGATGGTGTGCACAAGGCTCTGCCCGTCCTGCGGCAGCACCTTGTAGTACCGCGCGTGGTTGGCATAGGCGTAGAGGACTTCCCCCTCCTCGCCTTCCAGATGACCAACCACGCCAAGCTCGTTGATCCACCAGCCTCCCGCGTCGGCGGGAATGGTGGCATGCAGCAGCATGACCTTGTTGTCCGCCTCATCCCGTGTGCGGGAGTCGATGGCGCAGCGATAGACCTCATGCACAAGCGCAGTGACGGACGGGTCGGGCGTCACCGCCTGCAGGTTGGCGTCGCCAACAGCGATATGCGTGAGGATGATGCCCTTGCCTTCCTGCAGGGCGCGGGCTTCCAGTTCCGCGCCCGCATCGGTCAAGACGGCATAGTATTTGGGGGCTTCTTCGGACATATGCCTACTCCTGTGGCGAAAGCCGGGTTACGGTGATCGCGGCAAGCCCCAGCGCCGTGCTGCGGCGCATCATGGGCTGACGCGTTGAAGGAAAATGCAGGGCAAGTCGGCTGCATGTGCAGCCACTGATACTGAGCGACGTGCGCCGGGCAGCGCGCATCGGCTGCGGCACAGGGAACCAAAGGCGGCTCTTGCCGGAAGTCACGCCCTGCACGGCCATGCCGATGCGCCGCTCTTGGCGCGGCGGCTGCTGCACGGGAAACCACAGACGGCTTCTGCCAGCGGTCATGCCGGACAAAGCCATGCCGGTACGCCGCTCCAGACGCGGCGGCTGCTGTACAGGAAACCACAGACGGCAGCGGGCATTGGTGCGGCTGCACAGGCCCACGCCCACGCGCTCCTGCAGGGTTTGCGTGCTGCGCGTTGCCAAATATTCCAGCCAGCTGCGGACGTTCTTGTACTCATGGATGAGCCGGAAGGCGTTGGCGGCGCTGGTGGCGTCAAAGGCAGCGCCAGTCACGTCCAGGCCCACGCGGAAGAAATAGGGACGGCCGCCGTAGCTGAACCATTCCGACAGGTCGGTCGGCAGGCGCAGGGCCGTCACCAGGGCGTTGGTCACAGCCCAGGGCGTACCCTTGCGCCGATGCAGCAGAAGGCTGCCTTGAATGAGCCGGCGCTTGGCCTGCACGTCCACCGCCGCCTCATAGCCTTCCACATGCAGCTGCCAGGCCAGCATATTCAGCACGTCGCTCGGAAGCTCGGCAAGCCCCCCGGAAAGGTCGGAAAGGCGCGTCATGGCCGAAAGCATGGGCACGGGCGTCACAAATCCGCTGTCATTGGCCAGACGGGCGAAAAGCAGCACGTCGGGGATGGCCCGCACGGATTTGTTGAACGCCGCATCCAGCGCATCGGCCGCCGCCAGCATGGTGGGGTCGGCCGCGATGGAATGAACCAGCAGGTCGCGGAACGGCGTGGAGCCGAGATACTTACTCATCTTTCCCCCATACCTCGCCCCCGCACGTCCTGTGCGGGATGCGAGGGGCGCTTGCCACAAACGCGGTTGTGGCTGCGCTCCCGCTGCGCGACTGCCGACATCCTTGGCGGCTGCAACCGATGCTATTCATCCTCAACCCCGCCGAACTGGAGATTGATGTCCGTCTCCCGGGCAATCTGCGTGGCCGTCAGGGCGGTGAACGCGGGCAGGGAGAGTTCCACCCGCTTGGCCCCGGCCTGCTGCACCAGGGAGATGAGGCGGCTGGGAACGATGTCGCGCCCCGGCTTGCTCCGCTGCCAGATACGGTAGCTCTCCACTGCGGCCTCGACCGCCGCCGTGATTCCGGCCAAGAGAGCCGCATCGGAGCGGTGGATGTACCAGCACCCGGCGACGGCGTACTCGACCACGTCCGGCGCAGCCACACGGAGGGTGTCGGTCAGGGGGCGCACGGTCTCTGCGGACAGCGCATCCTCAACTTGAGCAATCACGGCGGCATCAGGCAGTTCCCCGCCGGTCAGGACAAAGCGCACATCCACCACGCCCGGCTCCGGGCTGTGGACGCTCACGGCGCTGATGTCGGCACTCACCTCAAGCACCCGCGCCTCGTATTCGCCGGAGGAACCGGCGACGGTATAGCTCTCCGGCGCGATCCGGATGCGCTCGCGCAGGCGCTCGTCGTCCTCAATGTCCGCGCCCTCGCTGGTGGTCGTGGTGTTGGCCACGCCGGCGATGTAGGGCAGCGGGTCCACCAGCTGCGAGAGCTGCCCGGCCACAAGGCCGGAGGCCGCCGCCCCGGCCTCGGCGCAAATGGCCACGGCGTCGGCGTACAGTTCCCCGGCTGGGATTTCGACAGCGGTCTGCGTTGCGAAGATGATGGAGCCGTCTTGCGTGGACACGCGCGTCCCGGCGGGCACGGGCACGGCAAAGCCCAGGGCTTCCGACACGGAAAAGCGCATGAGGCATGTGGCGTTCTGCGCGGGAATGCGCGTCACGCCCATGAGCGCGCCGAGGTGATCCAAATGCGCGCCCGTGGCGTAGGCCAGCAGATTCTGCTTGCCGGCAAGGTCAATGAGGCCGTTCTGAATGCTGACCGTGTAGGCCAGGGATTCAAGGAACAGGCGCACCGGGTCGCCCGGCTGGAGCGTGACGCCGGAAAGCCCCTCATAAGCCGTGATGACGGCGGACTGCACCTCCGCAACGCTCTGCGGCGCAAAGCTGATGGAGGGAAGGAGGTTAAGATTGACGGAACTCATTCTCATACTCCTCTCTGACAGACACCGTGACCACACAGCGAAGGACGCCGTCCGCCGTTTCCGTTGCCGTCGGTTCCGGGAAGGCGATGCTCTTGAACCTGATGCGCGGGACGTATTTTTCCAGCTGCCGCGCCACCTCCGCGATGATGAGCTGCTTGGCGGCAGGCAGAGGCCGGTCAATCAGCTCCCAGCTCACCCCGAAATCCCTGTCCAGAGGAACACTGCCCTTGCGCGTGGCCAGCACCGTGCGGATTTCCTGCGCAAGCTGGCGAACCCCTGTGGCCCCCACTTCCACGGCCACGGGCTTGGTGGTGTCCACGGTCAGATCCATCAGTTGTACTCCTTCAGGGTCAGGTCAGCCGTGGCGGACCAGGTGCTCCCGGCGTGGATATGCTTGTGCGCCACGTTCACGGATTTGAGGACGTACATGCCGAAGTAGCTGAAGCCGAGCACCAGCGGCAGCTCCTGCCCCGTAAGGGACAGGGCGCGCAGGGCAAGCAGGCGGGCGTCAACGGAGAGGCCGTCGGCAATGATGGGATGGATAATGACCTGCAGCGTCACCGTATCCAGCTCCCGCCCCGTGTGCTGGAGCCTGGGCAGGCCGGAGACGACCTTGTGCTCCGCGAACACGATTTCACGGCTGCGCTGCAAGTTGCGGAACGTGGCCACAACTTCATCGGTGACGGTGAAGGGGAACACCCCAAAGACGCCCTGCATGCTCATGCCTATCCACCAATGATGACGTTTGGCGAACCCTGCGCCGCTGATCCGCCGCAATCGACCGCATCGCCGATCCGCGAAACGTGAATCCCGTTGACAAAAACCGTGCTGCTGCCGGCCGCCAAGTGCGGCGTGTGCGGCACATGCGCCGGGCAGCCATGAACCACATAGGGGTCGCCAATGCGGCAGACCGGGATGCCGTTGGCAAAGACGTTTGGCGAACCGGCGCTCAAGGGCACGGGGGGACAGGCGTCATGGCCTGTATTGTTGTCGCCAATGCGCGTCACAGGTGGCATCAGTTGATCCTCACGTTGGCGCCCTGAATAGTGAACTCGCCATCGGCCTTGATGGTGATGCCGCCGGTTGCATGAAGCATCACATCCCCCTTGACCTCGCCGGTGAGCTTGTGCTGCGCGCGGTCGTATTCGAGCGTAGTCCCGTCCTTGAAGGTACGGTGCGTTTTTTCGGGGTCGCTGACCGGGGGCGTCTGCCTGCCGTACATGGCACCGACCACAAATCCTTGCTCCAGCCCATA